AGGCGGCTCGGTGACTCTAACGACAACGGCGAACGCGGTGGACGTGCTCGCGTGGGTGTATGACGGAACCAACTACATTTGGACTCATGGCACGGATTTTAACTAAACTATTTCTGTTCGCGGCCACTGTCGCGGAGCTGTTGGCAGGCCCGATCTATCTCGGGTTAAACCAGAATGCACCCGAGCAGGGAGGCGGCGGCGGAAACGGCCTGTTGGCCGCCACGGTTGCCTACTGGTCTCTCGACGAAGGCAGCGGTCTAATGAGAGCCGACTCGCATTCGGGCGGCTATGATTTGACTGATACTGATGAGGTTGATTCGGTCAGCGCTAAGAATAGCAACGGAGCATCTTTCGACGCTACTGCTAGCGACCTAAGTTTGGCGTCAGCGCCGGTGTTGCAGTTTGGCGGTAAGGATCGGTCGGTTTCTTTTTGGTGTCGCTTTTATGAGGTTTCGAGCACTCAGTCTTTGTTGTCGAAATGGGAGTCGGCAAATGATTCGCGTGAGGTAGCCATTCGATTAAACGCCGGCGCGATAGAGCTAATTTGGTACGAAAATGGGGGCGGAAACGATATTCGATTTTCTCATACAACCTCCGTCTTGGCGGGAGTGACATACCATATCGCCTTCGGCAGACGGAACTCCGATGGGCAGATGTTTATATCGGTTAACGCTGCTGCTGAGACTGAGTTTCAGACAAGCTCCAACTCGGGGTCGGGGAATTTGTATCTAGGGTCGCTAGGTCCGTCGCTTAACAGCTTAGACGGTTGGTTAGATGAAGTTGCTGTTTTTGATAAATACCTGTCAGCGACCGACATCGAAAATCTTTATAACTCAGGAGCGGGACTTTTTTATGCTAATTTTGATTAAACGTATCCTTTGTGTGCTCTGTCTTGTTTTTACGGTGACATGTTGGTCTGCTACGAGTGTCAGTCGGCATGCGATCACCTGGTTTTTTGATACAGACTACACGGTAGGAACCTTTGTGAACGGCGATCCTTGGGTTAAGGAAAACACGCTTGGCTCTGGGGTCACAATCACGAATATAACGCCGCAAGCGTATGTGACGGCAAATGGGAACTCCGTGAACGGGTCTATGATAAATCCGGACAATAATGCGTATGCACGGAATGGTTACGACGAACGAGCGGAATGGTATGAGGAGGCCAGGAACCTTGTAGCGAATGGTGCCAGCGACTTCCCTCTTACAATAGCAGCAAATAGTTCGCTCATTTCCGCGGGGTCTTTAAATCCCGAGAATGCTACTCAGGAGAGGCCGGTGCTGCTTGATGCGTCGGTACTTACTGTTCTTCCAGCAAATGTAACGCCGCAAGTCGGTGATTTTAGACCCCCTTACGCCGGTACAGACAAAACGATCAGCCATAACGTAAGTGATATTATTTGGGGCCGATTGCCGAGTCTGACGCCGCCCAACGGCGGAGTAAACGTTCCGACAATTTCTTTTGTTGAGGGGAACGTAGAGCGACTTTGGGTCGTGAATATCGCAAACAATAATGCTCGTGACATACATCCGCAGAATAACCAGCCTGAGTACGGTAGGGATATATCGAAAAATGCGGGCCAGGCTATCTTGCGGTCGATACTCAATGACTCACAGGCAGCAAAGGAGCAGCTTGTTTACGACCTTATACAAAAAGGGATCGATATTCACGCCTATGTTTTAACAGGGCAAACATACAGTGCTAATGGTGGACACAATCAAGGTTATAAAATGCCGCTGCTTTTTGCTGCTCACCTCCTTGACCATGCAGACATGTATTACTATGCAGACACAGCGAACGGGCATCGTTTTGCGGAAGACTCACAGACATTCTATGTGACGCAAGGCGACATCGATCTTTGTCCGAAGTACAGTGGTGATGGACGTACAAGAGACTGTTACAGTTCCGAAATGTTAGGCATGCCTGAGTGGGGTGAGAAACATGGAACAGCCCCGGATGACAGGGATGGAAGCAACTGGGGAGTCTACTACCGCGATGTGGCGGGGCCTGCAATGTTCCCCCACTTTGTTGCGGCTCAGGTAATGGGTGTACGGTCGCACTGGGGTCATGAGGCGTTTTTCGACTATTTCTACCGATATGAAGCTGTCGAAGATGGCAATGGGATGTCGGGGTTTTCCTATGACATGTTTAACGCCCACGTGGCAGCCAATACCGGTGTTGTGTGGGTCGTCGGGTCCGGTGACTGTAACTGCGTTGGTGGGTTCGTAAGTGGCGGCGGCGGACCTCCTCCTTCCGGTGCGGATAACAGTTTTAAACGAGGTAACGCAAAACGTGTTCGTTCAGGAGGCCCTCTTAGGTTCGCCTTTTGATTCAATGCGGGACTTACGACCAGCCAAGGCGGCAAGAGCGACGCCGGAAAAACTAAATAGGGTGAGCGTTGATACTGGATCCCCAACGATTCGAGTTGGCACGGCTTTGATGGAGGGACTGCTCATATCGGCAAGGTACAAGCGCTCTCCATTGAGTCTGTCTCGGAGTTCGGCTTCAGTATTGAAGGTCTTGTGGGTGGCGTTGTATTGGTACACCATCCAAAAAACAGTATGGCGGCCTTGTATAAGCCATCCAGGTGCTTTGAAGCCGAAGGTCTGCCAGCCGCTGGCATCCGGTAGCTCTGGCCCAAACCAGTACCCTCGACTTATATCCCTACGGTTTCCGTGGATGTCATACATGGTTAGCTGTCCAACATGTCCCTGTTGGGCGACAAATGGGTCCGCTGTACCGAAATCGACGGGCGATGTCAGTTGGTATACTACGGATTCGATTCCGAATGGCGCGGCGAAATTGTTATTCAGTTCCACAGATGTGGTGTGGGCGACTGTCATAAACGTTCCTGGCTGGTTGATCGCGTGCGTGGACACGGCCATGCAAGCCGCCGCGAGAGTGGTGAGTAGGATTTTTTTCATGGGACTCCCAGCTTGTAGGCAATTCCTGCAGGCTGGCGAGTTTGGAACGCCGAGATTCGGCACGGTTAACGCATAAGGGAAAGGATTAAGCGCATGAAGGCTTTGATGGAGATTTTTAGCAAGATACCTGAACCGGTCCGCAGACAGGCGCGACGTATGGCTTGGGTTCTTTTTGTATTCATACTGCTAGTACAGGCTGTGAGCTTCGCCCGTACTGGCGAATTCGTATTGTTCGACCTAAGGAAGCTTTTCGGACTCTAAACCTAATATGAAAAATGCGATCAAACTTACCTTTGTCGCGGTTGCGACATTCTTGCTCACGGGCTGTCCCACGACGGATTCATACCTCCGCGAAACGGGCTTTAAGCTCGGTGGTTATACAGCTGCTAGCAAAGCGATTGGGCATCACGCCGGGAATGTTGAAGCTGTTGCTGAGGTTGCCAAAATTATTGAAGCCGTCCTCGACGAAGAGGAGGGAATCCTATTCGCGGCAGTCGAGGAATGGTACGCGGAGTACCGGCAGACGTTCGCGGTGGATGCGCTAGAGCTGGAGCTACTGGAGGAGCTGTTTATCAGACCGCTTTGGCAGAGGCTCAAACGCAAGTACGGCGGCAAGATCCTGGAGGTGAGAAACCCGCAGGTACGTGCGGACCTTTGGGCGTTCAAGGAAGGGCTGGAGACTGCGATTTAATGATTAGCTTTTTGTTTGGATCGAAGCCAAAATGACAGATTTTGCCCGTAATCTCACAATATTCGTTTTCGGAACCGCAACAGCTCTAACCGACATGATAAAGCTCGGGACGGGCGTGGTTGGTTTGCTGGGCGCGGTTTTCATGGTGTTCGCTGGCTGGAATACCTGGCAGATAAAAAAGAAGGAACTAAAAATAAAAACGATCGAGTTGGCTCGGCTCGAAAGGGATCAGAAGTGTACAAGAGCGGAGTGATTAGCTGATTTAGGAGTATTGTGGATATGGATACTGGTGATCAAAGGGATGGCAAACACTCCGTGAAGGGCGGCGACCTGCATAAGCAGTTCATGGAGCAGTACGATGCTGCGACGGCGGCAGTGCGGGAAGATCGAGAGCGGATGGAGTCTGAGATCGAATTTATTCATAAGCGAGGTGGCCAGTGGGACGATTGGGCGAAGAAGGCTCGCGGGAAACGCCCGAAGCCGGAAATCAACCTGACTAACAAGCGCCTGGAGGTAGTGAAGGGTAACCAGAAACGCAGCCGTATCGACGCGAAGATTCGGGCGACAGGCGGTGGGGCTCGGGACAAGGTTGCGAACGTGTTTGATGGCTTGGTTCGGGCGATCACTTCGAACAGTCGCACGCACAAGGTCCGTAGCTCAGCCTTCGAGGAGGCGGTGGACTGCGGTTTGGGCGCGTACTATATCGACACTGATTACGAGAGCGACGAGTCTTTCAATATAGAGCCTGCGATCAAGGAGATACGGAATGCGCGAAGCACTGTTCACTGGTTGGTAGGCGGGTCCGATGGGCAGCATAGGGACTCTGCAGGGTGTTTCGTGGAGAGCACGATCAGCCGGTCGGATTTTAAGCAGCGTTGGCCCAGCGCGAAGGCAGGAGATGAGAGTTTCAAGGGCAAGAATGGACCGCACTCTGGCTGGAGCACCAGGGACACGCTTAAGATCTGCGACCACTGGAGACGCGAGCCCTACACTCGCACGCTGGGGCAATTCAAGGATTCCGAGGGGAACGAGAACGTCTATGAGGTGGACGAGGATACGCTGAAAGTCGTCGATGAAATGGCCGAGGAGGGTATCGAACCTGTCTTGAACGCGAAGGGGGAGCCGAGGACTAAGACGGTGCGGAGCTTTGAGGTTCTGCACTACGTTTTGAGCGGTTCGGAAATCCTCGAGGGGCCAAACAAGTTCCCTTGCTCTATGATCCCGGTGTGTATGGTCTACGGCTACGAGTATTGGAACAAGGACGGTCGTCACCCGTATGGAATGGCGACGTTCGCGATCGATCCGCAGCGTAAGCTCAACTATGAGGCAGGCGCCCAGCTGGAGGCGTCGGCGAAAGCTGCCAAGGATCCGTGGCTGGCGACGAAGAAGCAGATCAACCCGTATAAGCGGATGTGGAGCACCCAGGGCGCGGAAAATCCGGAGGTTCTTTGGTACGAGCCGGACGAGCGAGCGCAAAGCAAGGCTCCGTTTCGGGGTGGGGCTCCGGCGATGCAGAACGCTATCGCGATGCAGATGCAGAACAGCGAGGCGTTTCTGCACGGGGCGATTGGCGTGCACTCGGCAAGCGTGGGGGAGAATCCGAACGCCCAGAGCGGGCGGGCTCTTTTGGCCCTGCAGGAGAGCGGGGACGACGCGACGTTTACAATTCGCGACGGACTGGCCAATGCCGTGGCCTACGAGACGGAATGCTTGATCGATATGCTGCCGAAGATCCTGGACCATGAGACGCAGCTTCGGATCCTCAAGGATGACGAGGAGGCGGAGGAGGTCCAGCTGGTTGGCGACGAGTTCGTCGACAGCGAGTCGGGCAATGTCGTTCGACTGAAGGATTTTCGTTTGCCGAAGTACGACGTGACGGTGACCATCGGCCCGAGCACCGCCACCAAGCGTATCGAGAATCTGCAGATACTGACCCAGCTGGCTGGGCAGATGCCGATTTTTAATGAGCTTGCGCCGGACATAATCGCGGGGGAATTGGATATCACGAAGAGTCGGGAGCTTACCGAGCGTATCAAGAATTTCCTCATAAAGAGGGGGATCAAGGATCCGACCGACGAGGAAGCGAAAGCGATGTTCGAGAACATGCAGAAGCAGCAGCAAATGCAGCAGCTCTTGCAGCCTAAGCAGAATCAGCAGAGCGAGCAGGAGCTTCGCCTGCTGGCGCTGCAGGACAAGAAGTTTGAGAACGAGATCCTGAAGGAGGGAGCGGATATCGATAAGACGGTTTCCGAACGGGTGAAGGACCTGACGGATTCCTTGGAGAAGTTGCAGTCGCTTCCTGATGTTCCGAACAGGGATGCCATTTTGCAGGGGATCACGTTCGAGATACAGCAGGCTCTCACAAGCAACGATCCCCAACCAGCGGCAGTTGCTCAGACGGCTATACCAAAACAGGTCCAGCCGCTGATCTATGGGGCGTACGGAAGGGCAGCAGGATGAACCAGGAGGAAGTAGAGCGAGAGATCGATGCGTTTAACGCGAGGATGAGCGAGCATGTCGAATCGGTCCGCGTATTTGTGACAATGCCTCAAGACGGGATGACAGCCGCTATCAGTCGGGGAGCAGGAAACTACTATGCGCAAGTGGGACACGCTCGAGAGTGGCTCAACGCTCGCAACTGCGAGACCGCAGCGGAGGAAATCGGGCGGGTGATCGCCCCTCCAGACGACGCTGACGATTGGAAAAATGGCGTGTGATTTTTGGACAGGCCCGAAAACGCTACAAAAAACCGTCCATTTGCACTTTTTGATAAATGCAATCAACTTGCAATAGAGTCATATTAGGCTCTTCATCATAGGTATGCGTGGGCGACTCTGCTCGCGTTGGTAAACTCAACACAAGCAAGTTGTAAAAAATGCCGGAGGAAGAAGAGGTCAAAACGACTCAAGAGGATGTAAAACAAGAGGAGGTTTCCGCGAACGTGGAAGCCCAGGCTGGCGATTCATCCAAGCAGCAGGACCAAGGCAAGCAGGCGGACGCCGTTGCGGAGGAAAACGCTAGTCAATCCGAGGAGAAGCCCGAGGAGGTTGACTATGAGGCTCTCTACAAAGCCGAGAAGACTCGACGGATAGAGGAACGCACTCGACTCAAGCGAAAGCTCAAGGAGAAGGAGACCAATCCAGACGCAGGGAAATCTGCGAAAGAGGAGGTCAAGGTCTACAAGGGGAACGACGCCGATTGGAGTCCTGAAAAGGGCAAGCCTACGATGGAGACATCCGGCTACGATGCGGAGTTGCTCGCTGAGCGCATGGCGGACTGGAAGCTCTATGAGCGAGACCAGAACGCCGCGAGCGAAGCGAGAGCGCAGGAGGAGAACCGCAAGCTAAGCGAATTCGACCAGAAGGCTGCTGAGCATGCTGCGGAAGATCCCGACTACGCCAAATTCTTGGAGGAGAAACAGGACGAGGGATACGGAGACTCAGATGTTCATGCGATGATCATGAGAGCTGGCCCTGAACTCGACCACTTCCTTGGACAGCCTGAGAACGCGGACAAATTGGAGTCCGTGAAGCGGATCGCCGACAAGGGCGAGAAGCTTATCGAGCTGGCGAATCTAGCTGCGGAGGCGAAGGCTTGGGCCGCAAAGCGTAAGGGCAAAACCAAAACAATTACCAAAGCGCCGGCACCCGTCAACACGGTGGCAGGTGGGGGAGGTACGACTCCAAAGGATCCTCGTTACGACCCCAACTGCTCCATGGAAGACTATATCGAGTATTCGAATCGATAATACGGCGCTCCTAAAAACAAGGAGACTAAATCACCATGGCCAACGAGCTAATCACGCCAACTATGATCACCAAAGAGGCGGTCAAGGAGGCTTACAATCAAGCGGTCCTCATCAAGAAGGTAGACCGCCAGATGGACCTCGACGGAAAGCCGAAGAAGAACGGCGGTTCCATCGAAATCCGTCGTAATGTTCGATTCCTGTCCGGAAACGGTCAGGACATCTCATCCACCATCCGAGACACTACGGAAGGCAGTATCACAATGTCGCTGGACAACTGGCGTCACGTTGCGATGAAGCATTCCAAGCAGGATCTGACCCTCACCATCGAGGATTTCTCGAAGCGCTACATCAAGCCGGCTGTGACTGAGCTTGTGCAGTACGTGGAGAGCCAGATCGCTAGCCTGTACTACAACTTCTACTGGTTTGTGGGTACTCCTGGCACTGGTCCAAGCACCTACCTTCACTTGGGTGAAGCTGAGGCGACACTCGATATGGCGGGCGTACCGTTCGACGAGCGCTGCATATTCGTCGATCCGTTCGATATGATCAACCTTGCGGACGGGCTCAAGGGCCAGTTCAACAACAAGGCTAAGGTCGCGATCGAGAAGTCGTCTATTGGAATGTACGCGAACTTCGACGTTATCAAGTGTCAGTCCATAGCGACTCACACCGTAGGCGTCGCAACCGGTACTCCGCTTGTAAATGGCGGTTCGCAGAACGTGACCTACTCGAGCGTACGTAACTCGCTCAGCCAAACCTTGAACACCGATGGTTGGACGAACTCCATCACTGGTATTCTCAAGCAAGGCGACGTGTTCACGATCGCGGACGTTTACGCGGTCAATCCTCGCACTCGCCAGAGCACTGGCAAGCTTCAGACCTTCACCGTTTTGGCTGATGCCGATTCCGGCGCGTCTACTGGTCCTGCAGCTCTCACCATCTCGCCAGCGATCATCACGTCCGGCGCTTACCAGACTGTCGATTCCGCTCCAGCGGATAATGCGGCTATCACGGTTAAGACCGGTACAGGTGGCAACCAGTACAAGCAGAACATCGGTTTCTGCTCGGACGCTATCACCATGGGCTGCGCTATTATCGAAATCGATGAGAACGACGCAGGCGTGAAGTCCTGGCATGAAGAGCATGAAGGGCTCTCCATCACCTACTCGCAAGGTGGCAACATCAACACCTTGGAAAGCACCAAGCGTCTGGATATTCTGTTCGGGCTGAAGGTGCAAAATCCGGGATTCGGCATTCGCCGTACCTCGTAACCGAAATTCAACCACAGCCGCCCTTAGTGGGGTAATCTTTCTAGGGGCGGTTCTTTCAATTCAATGTCAGACAAAGAAGAAAAAGAGAAAAAGATCCCTTGGCCGTTCGAGTGCTTCCTGTATCGAGAAAAAGATGACGGTAGCATTGAGAGCCAAAAGGTAAGTTCCTTCAGCAACGATTTCAACCGGCAGGAGTATCAGGCGAATCCGCTTTGCTACTCTCCATCGGAGCGAGAAGTCGCTGAGAAAAAGGCCAAGGCGAAAGCCGAGGAGCTCCAAAAACAAGGTTGGTTCGGTTCGCCTGATGCTGCGAAGGCTGGCAAGGCTGAAGCGGCCAAGCGAGAGGAGGAGATCCAAGCCGCTGCTGCGAAGCTAGCGGAAGAGAACAAGGCCAAGGAGATCCAAGCCGCTGCTGCGAAGGCTGGCGGTTCTGCAAAACCTGAAGCGAAAGCCGAGGGGCAAAAGTCTCAACCTAAGCAAGGTTAAACCCATGGGGGCCTCGTGCCCCCGATCACTTTCATATGGTAGCGTTCGCGAAAAAGGGATATGGGGCGGATCGTCCCGAAACGTTTAGAGCTCGTATGTATCGCATGGATCCTGGCGGGATCGATACGCGCGTGTTTGCGATGGAGGAGGCGGAGAGCGCCGACAAGGACGGTTGGAAGCTATCTTTCGGGGAGCTCAAGAAGCCTGAGGAATTGGGCTCAAACGAAGCGGAGATACTCAACTCCAAGAACGCGATCGCTAACTACTGCCGAGACTGGAACATGCATCTGAACCTGCATTTGCTTCGGGGCAAGATCGGCAAGAAGAACATCCTCGGACTGTACGAGCGACAGTTGAAGACCCGCCCCAACATGAAGATGAGTCTCGACGCGATGAAGCGCGATTTCGAGCGAAAGGCCCGCAAGGTGGGGATTTGGATGGGGGACGAGTAATGACCCAGGTGCTCGACATCATCAAAGGAGCGTTGAAGACGATTCGCGTTATCAGCGTGAGCGGTGCGATACCGCTGCAGGATGGCGACAAGGCGGAAGGGCTGAGGCAGCTCAACCAGATGATGGCGGAGGAGTCCGTGCAGAATCGAAGCTTTGGATACACGGCTGTTTCGAATGCTGAGAGCAAGCTGACGGTGCCGGATTGGGCCGAAGGTTACATCGAGTGCAAGCTGGCGATTCGACTCGCTGAATACTACGGCAAGGACGTGACGCGAACGCTGCTTGACCGCTACGACGCGGCGGAACGTACTATACTGGAAATGCTTACAGGCGATTTGTCGTTGGAAACCCACTACCCGGAAAATATGCCGGTCGGAGCGGGGGCGGAAGGCTGCTCCGGGGCGAGTATCTACAATTTGGACGGCTCCTCAGGGGCCTTTTTTGGAAACGAACGCCAGAATGATCTCTTGGATGGGACTGGCGAACTCCTCACCGATGGGGAGGGAATGATCTTGGAGGATGACGAATAATGAATTTCGGGACTAGCTTGATAAACAAGAGCTCTGTAGAAACGGCCGACACTGACGATAGCGTGATGCTTCGTGTCGGCGGTTTGCTGCGTTGGATTTCGATCAGTAACTTGGCTACGGTGCTGGCTAGCCTGATCGCGAGCGCTCAGAAGTTGGCGGTTAAGGAGGTTAACGCTGCCAGCTATTCAGTCACTGCGAACGACCGTATTGTGACAATAGATGCCAGCGGTAATGCCGTAAATCTGAACGTCGACCCAGTTCTTCGATACGACAGCGAGAACGCAACGACTCCCCCGTTGATAGTAAACCGGAAAGCAGGTTCGACCTTCTATGTTACTATTACCCCGACCACTGGAACCATCAACGGCGCGAGCAGCCTCGTGATTGGAAGCGGTGGAAAGACCATCTACAGCGACGGGGCTAACCTGCACGCGATCTAAGCCTGATGCGAACCCGAACGATAGAGATCCCGACGGACGTAGGCGTCTACCAAAGCGACTCGCTACCTGTGGCGAACCAGATCTGCACGAATCTGATCCCATGGATAGAGGAGACGGAGGGCGAGAGCGTACGCGGGTTTTTGACAAATGGTTTCGGTATTGAATCAGTGGTGAATCCACAGAACGGGCAGTTCAAGGAGATGCATTTTTTCGCCGGTAAGCTCTACGTGTTGATTGGTCTCAGTCTCTGGCGTATCGCTTCGGACGATACGGCGACCTTGGTCGGTAGCTTCTCGGGAGATTTAGGAGGTGAAACTCCGATAATCGAAGATAATGGTGAGGTGATGGCTATTCTGTTCCCAGGGGCTAGTCTTTGGTTTTACGATACCACGAGCGGACTTGTCAAAGTGACTGATCCGGTTGTCGTTTCATATGAGGCTGAAGAGGGCGGGATCCAGTCCTTAGCCTTCGTCAAGGGCGTGTTCATCTACCAGACTAAGAGCACGATGTTTAGCGGTTCGACGGTTAACACGAACTCTGGCAAGGATTTCGACGCATTGGACTTAGTAGAGCCTTTCTTGAACGATAACGTCAAGCGAGTGGTGAATATCCGGGACGAGCTTTACTGTTTTGGAGAGAATCGGACGAAGCTCTATGGGGCGGCCGCAACTGGAAGTTTCCCGTTTGTCGAGATAACAGGTGGAGCGTTCGATAAGGGGCTCGCGAACAGGTATTCTGTCGTTCCTTTCGATAACGCAGCGGTCTTTATTGGAGGCGGATCCGGTGAAGGGGCATCTGTCTGGCGTCTGACTGGAGCAGCTTCCGTATCCAAAATCTCAACTTCCGCGATAGACTCCCGAATCAATCAGCTCGACATAGGCGACAGCGAGATTAGCCATGCAGCCGCTTACAAGCTAAGTGTCGACGGTCACTTTCTGGTAGGTTTCACCATTGGGGACTTTCTAAATGCGGAGACGTATTTTTACGATGCGACGAGCTCGGCCTTAAAGGGGCGGCACATGTGGCACCGACGAATCGGGATTACTGGATCTGATTGGGTTGTTCGCTCTGTTGCTGAAGCTTACGGTCGGTTTTATGCTGGTGCGAGCAGTGTTGGCATCGGGCGGATCAGCAAGGGTGTGTATCAGGAATTCGGGCATAATACAGAAACCGATTTCAGCGGGTACTACCTCACGAACATGCAACGACCTGTCACGGTCAACTATGTCGAGCTTGTCCTGGAATCGGGCGTGGGGAACGAATGGCTTAGCGTGCAGACTGAGGGACGTTTTCCGAAGGTGGAGCTTCTGGTCAGTATCGACAAGGGCAGGACGTGGATCAGCTTGGGCGAGCGAGAAATGGGCGCTTTTCAGGACTTTCGGGCTCGCCCGCGTTGGAACGCGTTAGGGCAGGCGGATGAGAGTTGGCTGTTTCGCTTCAAGTGCTCGGATCCGGTAAAGCGAGTCTTTCACAAAATCGTAATGGAAGTGGAAGGAGGACGACATTGAGCCAGTCTTTAATGGTAGCTCCTAGCGGAGCGGAGCCGATGGTCGAGCGTGGTGGAGCGCCCACTGTACGCATGCAGCGTTGGCTTGATGAAGCGACCAAACGACTCAACGCGGACATTGGGGATCTGAGCGACCTGACGACCCGGATTGCCGCGGAAGAGAGCGTGTCGGCCGAGCTGGCCGCCGAGCTGGCTGGGTTGTCGGCGTTGGTAGTCAACTTGAGCATGCAGCTCGGGTTCGAGCGCGCGAGAAATGAGCAACTGTTCGGCAAGGTGTCGGACTTGGAGAATTTAAGCGTGGCGTGACA